ACCAAAAAGTTAGAAGCGGGATTCGTGACAGCGCCCACGGCACCGACAGCGGCGTTCACCACGGCGTTCGCACCGTTTGCGGCGAAACCTGGCACGTTGGAAGCGCCGGTGAACTGCGCGTAAATCGTATGCTGCGTCGGACCGGGGAACAACATCAGGATGGTCGCCAGCGTCAGCAAAGTGACGAGCGCGGAAATCTTACGAAGCATGTTTAGTCTCCTTCACGACTCCCTTAGTATCGAACCAACCGGGAGAAAATTCAAGTGTCACTGGTCCGGGTTGCGGCATCATCACTTCGGCTGTGCCCTTAGCGCGGCTGATCGCTTCGGTCAGCCGGTCGTTGCGCTCTTGCAGCGACTTGAGTTGCGCTAGTGCTAGCTCATAAGCTGCGCGCGATACGAGCGGCCACTTCATGGCGTATCTGCCGCCGGGATCGTTGCTGGCGCGCCGGAGCCGATATGCAGGCCGTGTCGCTTGCCGCCCTGAGCCATGTAGTTTGGCTTAGTGAAGCCGGAACCGCCGAAATGCTGCTTGGCCGGTAGCTGGCCCGCCAGTCGATCTGAACGGGCTTGCGTTGACCGGAGAGCGCGCCGGAATCCGCGACTGGAGTGAACGTTGCCGGAAAGTTTGGATGACGTGACGCCGCTGGTTTCGGCGCCGTAGCCGCCGCGCGCGTCGAGCGGGGCGTCACCGTGCGAGAGGTCAAAAGGAGAGCCGCCGCGAATGCCGGGATCGTCGTTGATGTGACCGTTCATCACACTACTCCTGACACAGATTCTAACAACTTCTCGCTCGCCGGGTCAACTACGCGAACGAACGGCGCTGGTCCGTTTGGGGGCACCTGTACGGCTAGCTCGATAACGACGCGGGGAGGATTCTGCGCGACTTCTTTGCCGCGCGCCATTAGCAGCGCGTCGTCATGCACCTCTTTGACCTTGCAGACGAAATTGTTCCACAGCACGAGATGGCCGGGTTCCAGCCGATTGCCAAGAGCATCTTTAATCATCCCACGTCGAGGACGAATACTCGTCCTGCCTCCTCTATGGCGCCTAGTCGCTTGGCGTATTCGATCATATGCGTGTTGTCGGGCTTTACGATAAAGATAACGTCACGAATTGGTGCTAGTCGTCCCGCCCCTTGTCCCACGGCGTAATTGACGAGCGCGTTGGCTGAGAGCAGGCCAGGGCATACCAACTCATGCACAAGAGCGCCAGGACGCCACACGAGACAGCCATTAGCGGGTCGCCCGCTAACAACGATAACGTCCCTATCGACGCGCACGTCGCCACCAGAATTGTTGTGCAGCAATAGGTCAAGGGCTTCTTTATCGTCACTTTTGAACGTCCGTGCGAGCATTAGGTGTTCGCTGTAACTGGAGCACTGCCGTATTGACCGCGTGATTCGGCGCCAGTGGAGCGCGCACCCATAGCGGCGCGCTTGAACCGGCCAGCAATAAGCCGATGAGAACGACCGCTCGTATTGCCAGCAGTCGTGACGCCGCCGCCCATGCGCCGCACATCAGACTTGCTGCCGCCTGGAACGGATTCTTGGCCATATGCGCCGACGCCGCCGCGCTTGTGGAAGTCGCCGGGAATCTCGCGTTCACGATGCTGTGGAGAACCGCCGTGGCCGGGGACACGCGACTCGGGGCTGGACGAATCGCGTCCCTCGCTGCGGTATGGCGCGCTTGGCATGCCGGACGAACCGCGCCCACCTGCAAGACCTCGACCCTGGCTGGCTTGACCCTTCGCACCGAAGCTGCCCCGAACATGTGACGATGGATTCGACGGCTTCTGGACCGGCCCACCGCCGCTATTCGGGTCGGTGAAATTGTGGGAGTCGTCGTTATGCAGCAACGCTCCCTTGGGAGAGCCTCCGTTGAAGCCCTTGTAACTTTTCATTGCGGGAAAGCGAGCAGCCATGTGGCACTCCTCGTTACTGTGCGAGAAACTGTCCGGCTTTGTCCAATCCCAGGTAGACGGTATGAAGCCCGTAATAGACTGGAGGAACAACCGGCTTCACCGCGAGTGCGATGCCGTCAAGGCCATCGGCAACTAGTTGCAAACCACCGCCGAATAGGTCAATACCTGCCTCGATAGAATCGAATGATGTCAACACGGTGTCCTTACCAGCAACAGCAACATCTTTGCCGATCACCTTGAACTCGTGACCGACTTTCTTGAAGCCGCTGCCTACTTTAATCTTGTGAGACGCTGGCGCAGCCGACGCACTGCCAACCAAAGCCAGCCCAGCAGCAAGAACAAGGGCGAAACGAAATTTCAGCATGATTCCCTCCGACTTCATTGTGCTTCGACCGCCTTATTTTGTCAACGCTATGTAGACGATGACACAGGCCCACCACCGTAGCTGTGCTGCGCGCGAGAAGGCAGGCCGGTGCGCTTCGTCGCAGCGAACTCCCGCAGCTTATCGACAGACATTTTCGGATCGGTGGCGCGCGGATGGCCCGCTTGGGCTCGCGCATAAGCGGCGCCCATGTATGATTGCTGGCGTTTCGAGACGGATGGCATATGTTAAGCCTCCTGCTCGGGGTATCTGATTATGCGCTGGCGCTCGTAGTCGGTGTAGGGCGGTCCCTCCGGGCCGGTCCATTTCGGCCTTATGATATTGCGGTCACCGGTAGAGGGTTCGCGTCCCATATGGTAGCGTTGGGGTCGCTGCGACTGCTGAACTTTATCTTTTAGGCGCTGATGCTGTGGGGGCACCTTAGCCTCCGTGGAACCAAGCGTTCGATGAGCCGGAGCCACCGGGGAACCACTGGCCGCTATCCTGGCCGGGCGACCGAAACTTTTTGTCGAACTTCATAAGGTCACGCTGCGCTAAACGACTGGCGGCGTCCATACTGAGTATATCATTGGTCGAAACGCGCGGCGGCTCCGGCCTGCTCATTATGATATATCGCTGATTATCGAGCCAGTGATCCGGGCCGACGTATTTGGGCGTGCCGTTTTCGCTGATCGTTTTGCGCCATCCGATGGTCTCGCGGATGCCGTCGTTGTTCTCGTGCCTTACAATAAAGAATGAAGGTGAGTTACGCTTTTGAGTTAACGGGTGTATATGATTAACCTTAACGTGGATATACTCGGCCATGAGGTTGACGCCCGCTTCGACCGCGTTGTACGCGGCCTGGGTAGGCAGCCCGACGCGGCGGTATTCGTCTTGAACGCTGAACAATTCGGCGGCTCGCTGCTGCGTCTTGGCCTGCGTAGATGGGTCGATCAAAATGTACTCAAACGCAACGGTGGCGGGATAGACAGTCGGGTCGTTCTTGGAGCGCGAGACGACGAGGTGGCGCAGACCGCACATGTCGATCCATCTGTCCATCAGCCCAAACATCCCCTTCGCGTGCTCGCTTATCAGTTTGTTGCGCTCGTAATAGGAGCCGAGCGCGAATATGTTGCCGTCCGGGTCGATGCCATCGACGCACATGCACGTTACTCCCGTTGTGGCGTGGTCAATAGAGGCCACGAGCTTCAACCTAGAGAGAAACGCGGGCGGTGGGCAATCGACGACGTGGATGGCGCGGTCGAACTCTTTGTAGACTTGGCCTTCCGAGACTTCCCACGAGCCGTCGAGATACTTCGACTGCCACGCGGCTGGCGCGTCGATCCGCATGGTGTCTTCCCAGCCGGGCGGCAGGTAGGGATTGTCACGCGGTAACGCCCGCACGAACGCCTTAGAGCCATCTGCCGATACGACAAGCGGTCGCGCATTGCTGGACTCCTCGATAAGCGGACGGAACTCTTCTTCGACCCAGCCCGGCTCGGGGTTCGACGCGAGAAGCTCCATGTACGGCGGGAACGAGCCGTCGGGCAGCTTCCAACAAAGCTGGGCGTTGAGCATACGCACGGCCTCGCGGTCTACTTCGCTCGGTTCGTCGATGGCGTACCAGCCGAACTCTTTACCCTTGGCCGATTCGACGTCGTGCGCGTCTCCCAGCCCACCATACAGAATCACAGACGGCTTGGTACCGGTGTCGATCAATATTTGCTTATGCGTCTGGTGATGGTCGAGGATCAGCTCGGCGGGGCATATTTGGAAAAATGTAACGAGCAGCGAATCGCGCAGGTCGGTGAGGTCTTGGCGGTACATGGCGCCGCGATTACCTGGATAGAGAACGGAGAGCATAATGGCCTTCATGCACAGGGCGACCGATTTGCCGCCGCGTTTAGCGCCACCGTAGAGCTGACGGCGGGCGCGGCAGTCGATGAAGAGACGCTGGCGGGCGGACGGATTACTGCCCAGCTTGACTGTCTTGGCCATTTGCATCGCCTGGTACAACTTCGGCGTCTTGTACGTCTTCGTGCAGCACAGGGGGAACTTGCGGTGGCAACGCAGGATTCACTTGTCGCTGATAGGCTTCGAGTACAGGTTTAGGCGCCCACGGCGGGGGCGCGCCGGACCACTCGATGACGATGCGACCACCGTCCCCCTCGGTCTGCTTGGCTGGACGAAGGGTCTCGAATACGCCGGTTTCTTTGAGGATGACGATTCCGGCGGAGCGGTCTTTCAGGCGCAATACCTCGTCCCCGACCATTTCCGCAATCTTGGCGAGGCGCGTCCGTACCGACTTGCCCGCTTTCTCGACCGATTCCTTCTGAATCTGTTTGTAGTTCGTATAGTCACGGTCACTGAGCCAGTTGTGCAGCGTCTTGAGCGAGATACCCATGTCCTTCGCTATCTGCGTCTTGGTCTCGCCTTTCGACAGGAGGTTGTGAATCTGGATCATCTGCTGATCGTGAAGCTGCTT